CTACGGTGACATCACCAAAGACCCAAGTGTCCAAGCCGACTACCAGGCTATGTCAGGTTCTACCTTTGCTATTTACGATCTTGGGAGCCTCACGATTCCCCCTGTGAGCACGCCGGCAGGTAGTACCATCGGCAACTTCACACTCCGGCTGGCGATGTATGCCGATGGGGACGGGACTACCGCTACGCGCCTGGAGGTAGACTGGGTGATGCTGCTCCCTGTGGATTTCGGCTCGGTCTTCGCCAGCAAGACGGCTGCCACGGATGTGGTCCTGGTGGATAGCCGCAGTGCCTTTAAGGGGATCACGCTTTTGGATAGCAGCGACGTAGTGCAGTCAGTGCCTGCTGACCAACTAGGGAGGCCTCCCGAATTGCACCCGGACGGAACCCGCCTATACTTCGTCTTTGAAGAAGCCGGTGGAGCGGCCATTGATCTCAACGCGCAGATGTCCGTTACCTATGTTCCGAGATTCCTCCAGGTGGCACCGGCCTGATGCCTAACGCTCGACAGGACCTCATCATCCGGGTGTTTGATACCTACACGGAGTCCACTCGTGTTCTCCAGGCCGACCTCTCGGAGAACTGGACACGCCTTACTTTCAGCACAGTCCAGCACGGAGGTTTCAAGGACTGCCAGCTATCAGTCCCCATGTCCCTCGACACACTATGGCTGTCTCTCAGGAGCGAGCAACGGGGCTGGCACTACTACCACCTGGAGGTCACGGAGGACCATAGGACGGTGTGGGAAGGGCGGATCGTGAAGGTTGGTATGTCCTTTGGCAGGGCCGGCCCACAGCTCGAGCTCCTGGCCTTGGGGTATTGGTCGAGCCTACGCGATCAGTTCTATGATGCCGCAGACGCGGGGAATACCGATTGGACGGCGGGCGGGCCCCACACCGTCAACGATGTCATCAAGGAAATGCTGAACGATGAGGGGCCGGACATCAACAGCGATCAGGGGAATATCGACTCCAATGCCCGCGATGTCGTGGGTCTCGATCTGACCGCCCGGGATTATCCACAGAACATCATCGTTGAGCGCCTCGGCCCTCTTTCCGATAGCGACGACAAAGAATACTTCTTCGCCATTTGGGAGGACCGTATTCCCTATTGGAAGCCCAAAGCAGTCACACAGGTGGACTGGTTTGTCTTCCTGGAGGCCATTGAGCAGGGGCGACTGGAGCAAGACGGCACGGAGCTCCGAAACAGCGTCCTGCCGGTCAAGGATAGCGTTGAGGGCACGTCGGCGGCTGATAGTGATAGCCAGGTCTTATACCCTGTGCGAGAGGTCAAGACGACGGTGGCCAAGGGGGTTGGCGCCAGCCCGGAGAATGACCAGCGGGATGCGGTGCTCGCAGATCGGAAGGCCCCGCGTCAGTCCCAACGTCTCACCATCTCTGGGCGGGTGCTCTCCACTGCGACATCGGATATTGGAGCGGCCCCGGGAGCCATGGTGGACCGACCCAAGTGGTGGATGCGTGCTGGCGAGGTAATACGGGTCCAGGACTTGGTGCCTGCCAGCGTCGCCTCCCCCGCCTTCGACGACCTGCGGACATTCTGGATCAGGGAGACGACTTACGATGCCGGGCGAGACGTGCTAACCATTCAGCCGGACAGCCCCTCCAGGAGCCTCTCCGCGATCCTACCACGCCTGGGCCAAATAGAGCGGGACAGATAGACAAAGGGGGACTACAATATGGGCGATCGGCAAGGATTATATCGATACGGAGCCAGTGAGGTGAAGCGATGAATGAGCAGCCAGCCGAGAAGCCAGATATGTTTTCAGTAGGTACAATACGTCCTCAAATCCTGGTGGGAATCCTTTGTGGGACTATCATCGCCATTATGGGTATGTGGATCGGTTACTGGATGAGCGCCATTGAAATCATCACGGGGATTATTGGCACCGCCTTCGGCTTCCTCATGGGCATTGGGTTCAAGATTCTGGAGAAAGAATGATTCCAGCCCTCTTCACTGGACTACTTTTCACCTGGTTGGCCCTGCTGGACCGCCTGGGTAGGATTCCTCGCTCCCCACGGAGTCTCTACCGCGCCCTGGTCTCTGCCAGGGACTGGGTACTAACCAAGGTTGAGTACCTGCAAGGTGAGTCGGCCAAGTGGCGGACAGCCTTCGGTATCATCAAAGCTCCCTATAGCCTACTGCGGGGTCTGGGGTTCAGCCCACAGATGGCTGGACTACTACTCTTTGGGAGTTCCGTAGCGGGCGGAGGCGTCATAGCTGCTGAGGTGATGGAGGGGCGCTCATTTGAAGCAGGTGACCACGGTATATTTGACGAGACCCTTGGCGCACCTATCAGACCCAACAAGAATGGGGACCGGACTCTCAATATTGAGTTAGGACAAAGGGGTGCGTTGGGTCAGGTCACTGTCTCGAATGCCACGGTAGGCACGGCATACGTGGGCAGCACACTGCCCGCGGGTGAAGTGAATGCTTGGTTTATCGGTGGTCTGCCGGAGGTTGTGGACGGATCAGGCGTGGTAACCTTCATTGAGACGTTCTTATACATCGGCTATCTTACGGTGGAAATAGGGCGCTGTGATACGTTCCTCTTTGAAGAGAGCGAAGTCTATGACCTTCAAATACGGGACAATAACAGTGATGGGCATAGTGTGGGCATGGTCACTGGATTAGTACGGAATAGGCGGGTTGGCGGCGGTGTTCGAGCAGACGCTAGGACTAGCTCAGGTTCATTCTATGACCAAATAAAAATTCATGCTCCATACTCTGGGCTCGACGGCAGGGTCAACGTGGTGACGCTTAGCAACATCTTAGCCAGCGGTGGCCCATGCGTGCTGAGTCGGATCAGGGCCGGTAATGTAGATATTCTCTTTAATGAAACGGGATTAGGCGACGGAAATGCAACCAAGGATTTCGTAATAACCAACACCGTGATCTGTGTTATCTGCAACGATGCACGCAATACAGAGAACAGCGTCAGTCCTCCAACTGCCGTGACTCCCCCGTCGTGATGACCATGAAGGACATTCCGGTGGGCCAGGACCTCATACTGGATAACGGCGTCCGGCTGAGGCGCATGGACGAGGATGTCTTCGACGACAGCAATCTCCGTGCTATGCAGGCGATCTCCGATGGTGGGATACCGTTTCGGAACGTCTTTAACCTGCGTATCCTCTTCCTGCACGGAGACCGTCCCGCCATGCAGTTGCCCCAGGAGGCCTCCGTGCCCCAGGCGTTCAACGACGCTTTTGAGGAAGGGGCCTAGTGACAGACCAGCAGTGGCAGTTGCTACAAGCCATCCAGGAGCAACTGACCGCGATAGGTAACAATGTCGCCATCTTGGTGGACCAGAAGCTCAACGAGCGAGTGGGCATCCTGGAGGCTGCTCGCCAACGGTTCGTCGGTGGCAGGATGGCCCTCGGGGGGCTCATGGTGCTCAGTGGCGGCGGGGGTATGGCCCTACTCATACGTTTCCTCTAGTCCCGACCCTGGCGGGGCGCCTACCCCACTGGAATCGACGCTGGGGCGTCCTTCACTCCCCACTCCAGGGCGACTTGCTGCCATAGGTCGTCTAGGTCAGTCTGCGGGGTCATAACGCCTCCGTACCATAAAGAGTCGCTGCTCGCCGTTTATGGAATCGGTCAATACGCCGTACTGCCCAAGACCAGACTGGTGACGGCCACCGAGGTATATAGAACTCAGCATATATCCACGGGAGCGTGATTGTCCCGACGTACTTGGGACGCCATTTGATGTAGCGAGCAATGTGATCAATCCGATTCATTTAGTGCCTCCATCAGCTTCTTCGTTCCTTGCACCAGGCGTTCCAATTCTCCAGGACTTGGCCGCCGAGCCGCATGAGCCTATGGTCGCCTGGGCGTCGTTTGCGGAGCGGGCAGTCGTATTCATGGAGATGATGCTGCGCCAGTAGGGCGTGATATTGGGCTCTGTTCATACTTCACCCCTGTCGTTCCTCGGCCTGGGCTGTTTCGGTGCGCCGGCATGGAGCACACCATCCCTTGGGGGACATGGCCGGCGCATGGCATCTGGTGCAGGGTATCCAGGGATAGAGGTACATGCTCATCGCTTAGCCTCTCCCGTGGACGCCTCGGTGAGTTCTGCCAGGGCAACCTGGGCAATAGTCTGGCCCTTCACGACAATAGCCGTCCTTGTTGCCCTGTAGTTGGCGGGGTCAGCAAGTATTTCTAACACCCTCACCAGATTCTCGGCACGTCCCCAGTCATTGTCCCGTTGCTCTGCCTGACCTACGAGGAAGCCAGAGGCGAAGTCCTGGCTTAGCTTCATTGCCGCCGCAATCACATCAGGGCGTTGTTCATGTAGGGGCAGCACCGTCTCTTTATCAAGCGGGATCACGTCGTCGCTCCCTCTGGGCAAGCCTGTGGATGTGGGCAGACATTCTTCGGGTGTTTGCCCAAGCAGAGCCTCATGCGTGCTGTCTCGATAGGCATACGTTCAATCGTCCCCCATTTCATCATACTCATCACCTCTTTACGGACTTCCTGTTTACGGTCCGGGCTATCCACGGCAGCAGCTTGAAGACATCCACAGTCTGCTATACCGACATAAGCATGAGTGGCATCCGTCATCTCGTCACCTCCCTGGGTGCAAAGCCATGAGCCCTATCCCAACGATTCCAGCACTGGCGCAGGTTGTCACAGGCAGGCCGCTGTACCGTGCCCTGGCCCCCGATGTGCATACGCCACCAGGAGACACCGACTCCGGTCAGCCCGCAATGATGGCAAGTGAGGTAGGTCATCATTCGCCCACCTGCCCGATTGCCATAGCGAGGGCAACATCTGATTCACCCTGGGTATCTACGGCCTTGCCGAAGAAACCGCCGAATATCACCGATAGCCTATCCGGTCTCCAGGATATGATCCTGCCATCCAGGCTCCATAATGTTTCCAGCAACGCCACCATCATCTCAGCGCCCTGCTTGGGGATGCGACGGTAGCCCTTGCACACTCTGCAAACGCCCATCGCATCAGTGCCAACGTATTCGGGCAATACTGGGTGGCAGTAGGGGCTAGGGCACTCCATGCTCAACTCAGGGTAGCGTAGCGAGCCATCTGGTAGCTTCTCCATGGCCAACCGTTCTGGTGTCATCACGCCTCCTTGCGTCGCCAGACGAGAAATTTGTCCTTGCGCCACCCGTGGCCCTCGACGGCCAGGACCTCAGCCCAGTGCTGTTGGGAGCCCGTGGCGCGTGCATCAAAGGCGGCTTGCCAGTCCTTCCCTGCCGCCCTACAGATGGCTATCGTCTTGCTAAAGGCGTTGCTGATGTCGCCGTAGACGCCCTCCAGTTCATAGACCACGCCTTTCCTCTGGCATATACGCTGAGGCTGGGTTCCGCCGTCCCTCATTACCCCGTGCTTGGCCCCCTCGCAAATACAGTCGCACTCCGGCGTGACCGCCTGCCAGCAAGCAGTGGAGCAAGTGGCCTTGTGCGTTCCGGTTACGATTGTCATGGCATCTCTCCTTTCACCGTTGCTAGGGCATCTGAATCTTAAAGGCCCCCCGGCCCGCTCCCCCCTGGACGCCGTGATAACACCGCCAATGCCCATCAATGCCCTGCGTGGACGCCTCTGTGCGGCCCGTAGAGACGCCACCACGCTAATGTAAGGCACCGGGCAATGGTTTACCCACACCGCCTGCAATCAATAGCCCTGAACCACCAGGGGGTGTTCCCCATAGACCGCCAATAATCTTCTGGAACGACAACATCTGGCGTCCCCTCCTTGTTGGCAGGCCAGTCTTGGTATGCCGCCGCCAAGCGTTTTCCTTGACGCCGACCTGTCCCATTAACTGAAAGCCGATGGTCTCCCAGAAATCTGCCGCATCTAGGTCTGCTGCACAACGCAAACTAACAAGCCAGTCCGCATCGCGTTCTACCGCGCCAACCAAAGCACTCGCACGCTGCATCCTACGGGCATCTTCTTGGATGGCAATTTGGTGTACTTTAGTGACCCCATAGCGGTTGTGCGTCGCGTAGATAAATCCTACAGGGTCCCTGTTTTCCTCATATATGAGAATTGTCCCATTGGTCATCCCCCCTATTTCTCTTTCGTAGCAACTCTGGGGGACAAAGCCTAACTGGTCAGTCTCCTTGCGATGCAGACCGACAATATAGGGCACATCATCAAGTCTTGCTGGGCGTACCCCCATAGCTATACCCCCCCTGCAATCAGTAGCCCTAGAATTGCCAGCACCAGAGGGATGAGGAGCATCAACCCACCCTCGATACGGCCCACCCTCTCTCGGACATCCATCAGCGCCCTCCCGTGGCATCCAGGAGCGCAAAGGCCGTCGCTCTAATCATCGCTAGTACCCCATCTCGCTGGCGAGGCGTAGGGCTACTTCCATCTTGGCAACGAGACAGTCCGCAGTATGGTCCGTAGCGCCTGGCTCCTTGCTTGGCAAAACACCTACTTGGAGGGCCGCACATTCGCAACACTCGAATGTTCTCTCTCCGTAGGAATTGTTATACTGGTAAAAAGCGAAGGGGTGTGAATAGCGCAGCGCCTCCACCAGTTCGGCAATCAGCGTACGGTCACCCATTGCTAGGATCCCCGCCAGGTGGTCGGCCAACATGGTTCGAGACGTTGGGGAGTCGAGGCAGGTCTGGGGCAGGTTAACCGCGTAGACCTCGATGCCCCGTAGGATGGAGTCACGCAGGGTCTGTGGCCCCTTGGCGTCTTCCTGTAGGCGCTCGGCCAGGATGTTCTCCACCTTATCTAGGTCGCTCACGCTTCACCTCCGCCGATCTTGCCTTCGACTGTCACGTCGCTACACCAGGACTCTTGCGGCATCCCACGGAGCGTCGCAAGCTCCAACGACTCCACCAGGAGTTTCGCCATCCTGGAGCCACGTGCTTTGACAATGGCCGTGATGGTGATGATGACCGGGTACTCTTGGTTCTTCGCCATTTCTACTCTACCTCCTTCACTAAGCTGGCTATAGACTAGCACCATGCAGGGTGGTTGTCAAGACCTATACGCAGACCTCTTGACAGACGTTAAGCAATGTGCAACAATGCCACCATGAGTACTCAAACAGGGCCGGGTAAACAAGCGAAAAGAGAGTTACCTAGATGGGCGGAGGCGTTGCGGCTCTCTGAGGAAGGCAAGACCGTCATTGAGATAGGATTCCACTTTGACGTCACCACCAATCAAGTCTATGCCCTCCTCAAGAACGCCAAAATAGCCAGAGAGAAGGGGTGGATATGAAACGGCTAACCGACAACGGAGCAGGGCACCAATGAACCACGCGACGACTAGAAACGTCTGGGACGCGGTATCCAGGATGGCAGCCGCCGGGGAGCGCCCATCGATCCCCAGGATCATGGCCGCAACAGGGATTAACAGTCGGTCATGGGTAACCCGCCATGTGGAAGCCCTGGAGGACGAGGGGTACATCAGCCTGGGTCCAAAGCACTCCAAGGTACGCTACGGGTGCTGGTGCCCTTGGTGACGGGCTGGAAGCGTGCCGAGTAAACGGCTCCCCCTCCCGAGGATCGAGAACCGGCCTCCATTGAAGGGAGGCCGCGGGGAGGCCTACGTGCCCCAGTTGGAATCCCATGGGGAGAGTCGGGCCAGGGAAGAGGAGCTCAAGAAGATAGCCAGAACGCATGGATGTCGAAGTTGCGGCAAGCCCGTCCAGGTAGGTTTCATGTACGACCAGGCAAAGCACCGCCTTGAGTACCTGCTGAGGTGCATGTGCTACCCGGAGCCACCCCAACTCTACTACATCCCGTCCATGATGGAGGCGTACCGGCTAGGGATGGCCCAGCCGATCTATATCGCCAACATCGCTGAACGCCTCGTACAGAAACAAATTGACCGCGCTAGAGAAAGGATGGCGGAGATGAACACATCGGAGATGGTTTTATTCAAGACCCCAGACGGAGGCGAGGTTGGACTCGATGTGCAGAGTATCAAGGATATTTTCTGCGCCAAGGCCACAGACGCCGAGGCCACCTTGTTTCTCAGAGTTTGCCAGTTCCAAGGGATGAATCCATTCCTGCGGGATGCCTACCTCATCAAGTACGATCCGACAATGCCAGCGTCCATTGTCATCGGTAAGGGATTCTATGAACAGCGAGCGGCTGAGGACCCGCAATTCGCCGGTCTGCGGGCCGGGATCGTGGTTGAGCAGTCCGGCACGTATGTGGAGATCGAGGGGATGTTGATCCCCAAGGGGGCCTCGCTAGTGGGCGGCTGGGCCGAGGTCCATCGCCTTGATCGAAGGTTCCCCACAAAGATTGTCGTCGCCTTGTCGGAATACTCGAAGCGACAGGCGACGTGGACGCAGATGCCGAACACCATGATACGCAAGGTGGCGCTGGTCCAGGCCCTCCGTGAGGCGTTCCCCAACCGATTCCACCCCATCCCGGGGGTTGAGGCAGGCCAAGTCATTGACGAGGAGGAGTTGCCTTATATCGCGCCGGGGGTCGATCAGGTTGTGACGCCATGGCGGGAAGCCTTGATGGACGTTGAAGGCCACACCATAGTCGAGGACACAGGGGAGATCACTGAACCCCCCGAGGATGAGGGGGGCCCCCCGGAGGAACAAGGGTCTACCCTGCATAGGGGCAGGTTTGAAACCCACCCCTATGCAGAGTGGGCAGCGATGTGCCCCAACCATTCGGAGCTCTGGGCACCAGACCCTCGCGGCGGTAAGTATCACCGTCTCACCCACGAGCAAGAGGAGATTGCGGGCCAGAAGGGCTGTTACTTCACCACGGTCACGAGCGCAGAGTCAGAGCGGCTTGCCGGCGGTAATAAAGAGAGGAACATCTGGCTTGGACAGCACAGGGGGGGGCGCCTTTGGAACAAACTGCGTGAGGACGAGCAGGTATTGGCCCTTGTGGACCTGCGGGTCGCTATGGCGGCCCGGGAGGAGGCCAATGCGATACAGGGCTCCTAATGAGATTGACCTCCGGCCGGAGACTCTCCACCCGGACCGTGGCTGCGCGGTCTCCCCCAAGTGTATCGCCTGCCCGCTAGAGGTTTGCCGTTACGAACGGTACGAACGGGGCGACAGCGTATATAAGCCCCGTTCCAAGCCCCGCGACCAGGCCGTCATGGCCGCACGAGATCAGGGCCAAGAGATGCGTGCCATCATGGGCAGCTTCGGGATCAGCGAAAGCACGTACCGCCGCATTATCCGTAGACCCAACAATGGAGGAAACGCATGAGCACTCTACCATCATCTAATGATCGGGCCGATGACGCCCCCATAGAGGACTGGCACACCTATAGCGAAGGTCTCGTGGGCGACCTGGAACCCGGTGGCGCTCCCTTGGCGGAGACGTCGCTACTGGTCCCAATACCGGACCCGATCGCAACCACCGCCCTGATTCAGGTGAATCCCCAGGCCGACTCCAAGGTGGCGGCGTTGTACCGGGAAGCCACGGCGCTCTTGGCCGAGGCCGAGGCCCTAGTGATCACGGTGGAGACGGGCCTCAGGCCATCCACGGATCGGCTCGTGATGATCAAGGGGCTCAAGACCGCCCTGGAGTAGGTGGGGGC